CAGCTCGATTTTAAGGTGTTTTTCTGCTATAGACGATAATTCCCTAGCCATATTCTTTCTGCCCTGTTGTACGCCCTGCGAGTACGTCTTAGGCTGCTTATACTGCCCTGTTACCTGTTTTCCTTTCCCTTGGCTACCAGCTGTGACGTTATACATTTGAAAGCCTTTATCCGCAAACGATTTAATAGTTTCAACTTCCTTATCATCCAATTCTGACTTAGGATATGTCCTGTAATCCAGTTTCCAGCCGTATGGATTCTCATTACTGTAAAATCCGTGTTTTTTAAGGCTTAATGCTATATGGTCATACTCTCCTAAATGTGACGCGCATCTTTCCAGCAGATTTACTGCCTGCCCACAATACCCCCTTCGGATTCCAGCTTCATCAATCCTGCAAAATACATATATTCCACTGGAATCAGGGATATCTGGACAAATTTTCTTAATTCTTTTTTCGCGCTCTGCTTTCATTGCAAACACTTTTCTAAAATCCTTTGTCAAATTCTCACATCCTTATCATTCTTCCTAATTTCAAGGTTAAGTCCGCATTCCTGCCGGAGAACTTCGATCTGGTCATCCCATGTGAAATAATCATCCATCAGGCATTCTGCCTGAAAATTAAATTCATGAATAAATCTGTCTAGTCTTGTTCTTCCAAAACCAAATTTTTCGTGAAGAATATATGCCGATAAAATAGTGACTGTATCAACTGTGTTGTTCTTTATCCGCATAATGCATTCATTCATGGCAGACTTGCTGACGGCACACGGAAGATCAACAATATTCCTCATCCTTAATTCTTCCTCAAGTCCTTCGACACCTTTTGTCTTGGCAATTCTGAGGGTCTGCGCCATTCCCTCCATCCTTGCCCGTTCTTCTTTATTTCGTGACATCATGCGTCCTCCCAGCTTAGTTTCTGCCCGCATTTATCGCAATATTTTCCTTTAGATTTCAACTTTAATCTTCCATTGCAGTTAGGGCACACTATTACACGAGCATTTTCATAATAATTTCCATATCCACTATCTGGCTTCGTTTTATCGACCGGATGTCTTGATATCTGCTTCGTAACCGCTTCCCGGCATTCTTCTAGTGTACCGATTGCCATATATTCGCCCAGCTGAAGGGATACATCTACAAAGCGATCCTGAAGTACTCTTACCTCTTCCAACGCTTTGACCGCCATCCTTATTGCTTCTGCAAGTTCGTTTTTGGTCATGTTAAGCGGCGCTCTTGGGATGCCTGATAATGCTGCGTAAACAATTGTATTACATGCTTTAATTGCTTCATTCTCCGTCATGGCTTTCTCCTTTTTCGTCAAGCGAATTATATATGCGTAAATACATCTCAAAATCGTCAGGATCCATCTTGTCCGAAAGGAAATCCAAGAAATCTTTATTCCGCAAGCATTCTTCTGGTGTTCCGACTTTTCTATATTCATCCCACATGACAGCTTCGTTACATGTCAAAATTCTTGCAATGACTGGGTGTTTGTAACCCGGATCCCGGATAACATTCTCCATCACATCTACCATAATTTTCAGAGTCATCTGATCGCCGTAAATAGCTTTCACACGATCTGTTAATTCACGATACTCCTGCATATCCCTCAGTAAGATTTCTGCTTCATTCCCTGTCATAGATCTCCTCCATTTTTTCAAAATAAAATACAATCGGATGTTCTTTTTCTTCTATCAATCCATATTTCACAGCCAGCCGGTAGCGGAAATCCTTCCTGAGATTTTCCATCATCGTAGTCTTCAGCTGCTCCCGGAACTCTTCCAGCTCAAAAGTGGATTTATACAAATTGCACTGCCTACATGCCGGGATAAAATTTGATATGTCGTTTAATTGCTCTGAATCCATATCACCCAAATATTCACCATGCACATATACCGGCTTAAGGTGATCCACCTGCATATCCTTATAGGCTATTTCGCAGCCACAGTAGCCGCATCTGTGATTGTATTTTTCATACAGTTCCAGTCTTGTCTTTTTCGTAATTGCTTTTCTGCTCATGTGGTCTCCATTTCTGCCAGCTTGGATTCTACTTCCTCTCTAGTGATATACAGCACCTTTCCAATATCGTCCGCCATAAAAAGAAGATGTCTTCCATATTTATCGGTAACTTCCAACGCGTATGAATTATCAAAAAGCACGATTCTCTTTACACTCATTCGGATAATCGGCTCTCTTACTTCCTTATTGATCCGATACACAATATCATTTGGTCTGCACGGCAACCGCAGGAGCCGTCCCTGCTTGTCCATTTTTCTGTATGCCAGCAACTCTTCCAGCCATCCTTCAAGCTGTTTATGTTCCATCCTGCAGTCGGTGCATTCACTGACATCTTTTGCTATATCTTTTGTATGTTTAATTGCTTCTTCTAATGTCATTTCATCACCATCCTACCGCTATAACAACCCCTAAAAAACCCATTATTGCACAGTATGCAAAACAAACAGTAATTATGAGGTCAACAAGCCCTCGTGCGGATTTTGCACACCTCACATATGAACATCCCCATAAAAATCCACCAATTCCCAACGATAAGAATATTATTGTAAATCCTATTGTCACCATCATATATACACTCATCTCATTACCTCTCTAATTCTGATTCACACAGCATTCTTTGAAGCAATACATCGCTGTTACTCTAGATTCATCTTTAACTTCTTCAATTTTTGTCTCCCATTCAAGAATAATCTTACCATCTTTTATTTTCTTTGTTCTCCATCTTCATCCTCCAACAATTCTGGGTTGTCAAATACGTTGCCGACTACCTCAAAGTTTTCCGTATCAAACTCATCCAAATATTCTTTATCGTTGCATCCCGGTTCCTCTGTTTTCCAGCCGCTTTCATGCCATATTACTTTTTCTCTGGTAACATCTTCTGGGAATTTATCATCCAAGTGCCCCTCTAAGATATCATTCTCCCAGATCTTCTGACCGTTCTTATCGGTCAGACCTGTGTACCGGCAGATGGTTCCTGGATCAATTAAAAACTCACATTTTCCATCGTTTATGTGATTTTCGTCTTCCAAATACCCTTCTACCCATGTTCCATCTAAATGTTTGTTCTCCGGGCATACATGCATATGCTTCCCACGGAAAAGAATCTCTCTCATATCACACCTCCTGCGGTTTCTCACACCGCTCAAACTCGATCACAAAAACCCACGGATTCGCATTCCATCCGTAACTGTCAAGGTCTGATTTTTTGATGGTCGAATCCCATAGCCTGCTAAAAAGGAAATACAACTCCGATATATAATCAAATTTACTAACGCAATCTTTTTGCTTGAGTCTAATTCCCTCATTTTTGATACCATTCTCAGTGATATCCTGCAACCGCTCCACCCGTACATCCGTAACCTTAAGCCAGATTCTCGCCGCTTCTTTCGGCATGTGGATGGATGGGTGCCAACGCAAATCTTTTAACATCCATGATTTACCATATGCCTTGTACCAAAAAGTGTGAGCTGCTATCTGAATGAATGTTTCCCGAACATACAGGATATCTCCCGGACATATAGGACAGTTTCTCTCTGATACGCTTAACTGCTCTGTCTGTTCTCGATTAGCATAGTTATGTACTGCATAAGTCCGCCTGTCAGCATTATAAAAATCCATATCCGGTACTGTATACTCATTTGCATCTTTGCATATCCTCCTGGTGCAACTCTTTCTGCCGTCCAGAATCGCGCGCACCATCTCGGTATTGAATAAAATCGGTTTAATTGCCATCTACTCCACCGCCTTTCACGATTTCCAGCAGATCATCTACCAAGTATGCAACTTCATACATCATCATGGTGGCATATGACTTTTCCTGCTGTTCCGCATCCTTGTTCCCATATTTTGTGCATTCCTTCAGGAATGTTGTCCGTTCTTCCAACTGCTCCACAATCTTGTCCGGGTCGTATAATCTGCTTTCTTCAAATGCTTTTGCAAGCACATCAGCAGTTTCTCTTTCATATGTTCCACACATAACATCCATGTCCGCTACAGCTCGCTCAAAAAAATCTCTGAAGCGATCAGTATGATAATCAACCTCAAATTCTTTTGGAATATCAATCAACACCTTCATCATTCGCCCTCTTGTTCCATGCTTTTACCTCTTTTCTCTCAGCGGCATTATATGATCCTGCCCATACTCCGCCACTTCTTCCGTGACAAACATTGCAGATAATCTGCGCCCAATACCCTTTATCTTCTCCCGGTATTCGCTCATAGTTTATACGTGCTTCTCCCCCACAGAACGGGCACGGTTTAAGATTCTCCATCAGCTTTTACTCCCTTCTGTGCTGTTTTTATTTTCTTTATACATTCTGGGCAAAAATCAAAACCATTCACTCTTGTTGTGCATTCAGTACATATTCTTCTGTCACAAGTAATAATACGACTTTCAAATCCGCTCCCTCTTGCATGTGTAACAATGGTGCTGTGCGGCATATCACACAGCAACGTTGCTTTTCTTTTTCGGCAAAACTGGCAGAGGTCATCTTCCGGTATAAACTCAACCACTTTATTCATGTTCATTCTCCTTCTCTAGGTGCGATCAGCTAAGGGCAACCGTTC